AGTTCTTTCTGCCAGTCTCTTAAGATGAATGGTTTTCCTAAATAATCACCAGAAGAGTGAACACAATACTTTTCTATAAATTTTATAACTCGATTGCCTTGAGTTTTCATTCTTCTTCAAGATCAGCATTAAGATCAGCAAGAGTTTTCTTTAAACCACCGATCTGGATTCCAAGTGATACTCTCGATTTTGGATTCATTCCAATGCGATCTTCTAATTGTCTGATCTCTGCATCTAATTTCAACATTGCACTGTATAAGGGATTTAAAACGACTTGTCCTTGTGATCCAACGACTAATCGATCCTTTTTAGCTTGTTTATAGACTCTCTCTCGCTCATCGATCAGTGTTGCAAGTCGATAAACAGCTGATTGATCTGATTTGTGATCAATAGCAGTTGCAAGATCACTGTTCCAGAAGTCTTCCCACCATTCCTTCGTGTTTTTTAGATATCTTCCTTTTAATTTCGGGATATCTCGCTTTTTATAAGCACCAATATCCACCACAGTTGGGCGAATCCTGTGTTCTCTTTGATCGAGTGGTTTAGCTTTACTCATAAAAATAAAAAAACTTTCTTGAAAGTCTCGAGACTATACAAGTCGGAAGAGAATGGGCATCGGGATATCGGCACTGCCTAGATATAGGCATTTTTGACCTACCCCTCCCAAAACCTCAAAACTCTGTGCCTGTTTGTGTCAGTTTTTGCTAAGTTCCCAGCAGTTTCTTAAGCATATAGAGTCATTTCTTCTCACAAATTTGTTTAGAGTGATGCTGACTTTGAACTGTTGCAACTACGACAATAGACAATGAGATCTTGATATGGATCTCCTCCTTTTGAAGTGGGCATTGGATGATCAGCTGTCAGATCAGTTGCAAAGTGTGGTCTTCTCTTATAACCAGAGCAGATATATCCATTCATTGCGATGTGTCTGTTGACTGCATCCTTTCGATATTTCCTTTGCCGATAAGTTATCGACCGAGGTTTTCTCTTCTTTATAATATTTCTGTGGATCTCACATCTTCTTTGTTGCGAAACTTTTCCACAGTCTAAGCAAAAGAACTTTGGCATTATGGAGAATGATATCTCTGAAGTTCAATCACTCTTTCCTCAATAGCTTTTAATTGCCAGTTGAGGTTGTAGAGATCCTTTTCATAATCATCTTTCTTAACCAACATCTCATTGCTGTGCTTGTGTGGTTCTACTTTAATGCTTTCAAGTTGAATACTTTCAAGGTTCTTAATATCTGCCTTAAGCATTGTGATCATAACTTTATTAGTTTCCATCTGTTCATTAAAGTCTTGCAATACTATTGCGAACATTGTGATGATTACTAACAGCGAAACTATGTAGCCAATTAATGCTTTAATCAAACCAGACCATCTCTTGCATCATTGGATTAGCCATTAAGAACATAGGGGAGTTGACTGTATCTAATTGACTGATCACATCTAAGAACAAGAACTCTTTTGCCTTTGATGGTTTCATATCTTCTTGTCCTACCAGTTGGATAACACATTGACTGAAGTCATAAACTGCAATTGATTTAGTTCCATTTGTTCCGACACCTAAATATGCTGGAGTGAACTCTGGCAAGATAACTGCATCAGCATTCAACTCAGCTAAATAACTATAAGAGGGATGTTCTGTTGCGTTGATCATAAGAGGTTTCCAAGAGATAGTTGTTGGATGATTAATATAACAATACCACCCAAGTGTCACTCATTTAAAAATTTGCCCATATTTCTTGATTATTTTGCTTCTCAAGGGCTTGACTATATTTGTCAGCTTCAGCTGACGCAATAACTTATGTTCTCTTATCTTGATGTTATCTTATCTAGTCTTATCTTATCTTATGTCAGATTTTCCTTGGAAAAGGTATGGAAACTCCTTGGACATTCCTTGGAACTTCCTCGGAAATTCCTTGGAAAGAAATGTCAGTGGTCTCTGTTATATTATTTATATGGGATCAGCACTGCCTTATGATGACAAACATGACAACACTAAGCGATTAGTTGACTGCGATATGTGTGGCAAACGCTTCCTTTTATATCCAGATAAGATCCCAACTTGCAATGAATGTCTGCAAAAACCATCAGAAAGAAGACAAAGATCACGCAATCAGACACCGATCGCTTTTTTGTTTGATGAATAAAGATCAATAGATCTGTCCATCGAATTAATATTGGTTCAAAATCACGAAAGACAGATCTTGTGGGGCGTATAGGATTTGAACCTATGACTTTCACCTTGTCGAGGTGACACTCTGCCAGACTGAGTTAACGCCCCCAGTCACATCAGTCTAATTTAGTCTCGTTCTTTATTCAATACCTCAGAGAATTTGTCTGCCATCTCTTTATCTTTTCCCTCTACTAAATGAATATAAAATTCAGAAGTTGTTCTTGGATCTGTGTGCCTTGCTCTTTCTTGGATCTCTTTAATTGAAAAGCCCATAAAAGACAAAAGACTCAAGTGAGTATGTCTCATATAGTGAGCAGAGGGGAGCATTTCTGAATGTGGAATCCCAGCAATCTTTTGAACTCTCATAAACATCTGTGTCCAATAAGTAGGATCAATTAACCCACCCCATCTGTATTGCAACAAATATTCATTGTCAATAGTGCCATTCATCTGATGATACATTTCCAAGGTATCCAAAACCTCTTCAACCTCATCACCATAGCTCACATCACCGAATGATCCAGCTTTGGGATCCACAATATGGATCTCTCTAGGTTGACTCTTAACTTGAACATTTCTTTGAACTGTGAGAACTCTTTTTTCACGATCGAAATCAGAGAATCTTAATCCAGACAATTCACCTCTTCTTAATCCTGTATAGAGACCAATGGTCATAAATGCCCACCACATTATCGGATCGACATTCTTTGGCTTCTTGTTCATTGTTTTATATAAGGGAAGATACTTCATAACCTGTTCTGGTGTCCAGATCTTCTTTGTTCTGTCGAACTTAGCTTTTGCAGATTGTTCTCTTGCTAATTTGTTAAGTCGTTCAGTCTTGCCCTTAAGGTTATAGTTCATATTGTCTGCCATATAAGACTTCTGAACAGCTAAGTTGAGAGCCGAATTGAGATGTCCTCTTGTGTGAGAGGGATAGCTTTTTGAATAACCTTTATCAATAACAATGTCCTCAATCTCAAGCCAGAATCTTCTTAGTGACTGGGCATTGATCTTGTTCAATCTAACCTCTGCCAATGAAGTCTTCTCAACTAATCTAATGAAGCGATCAGTGTCACCTCGATCAACCATTCTTTCTCTTCTATAAGATCTCCATTCTTTTTCTAAGAACTGGATCAAAGTCATATCAGAGATAATGACCTCATTGTCATAGAGAGCTTTTAACTCAGATACTTTCTTTGTTGTTTCAGCTTTTGCTTCAGCTTGAGTGTCAAAAGTTCCGATCTGTTTGCGAACTACTTTGCCATCAACCTCAATTGAATAACTCGCTTTCCAACGAACTTTCTTTCCTCTAGTGTCCTTGTGTGGACTTCTTTCTTTCGGATTCATAATATTCCTCATTTAATTACTTCCTTTCATTATGAAGCTGATGTGTCAATGGTCGCTCTTTGGTCGCTCTCATTCCGAATCAGCATAGAAATTAGAGAATCCATAGACTTAAAAGACCAATGTTCAATTAGACTTTCAAATATGAGCTTTAAAAAAAAACCTCTAAAAACTATCGACAAGGTGGTATTCACATCTGTTTCAAGTATTAGAAAGTCCTTAAAAGCCCAATGTTTATTGGTTTTCTCAACTTCCATAATATTCATTATAGTCGGAAAAAACCTCTTGGTCGCTCTATGGTCGCTCTGAGATTAAATTATGTTAAAAACACGAAGAGAATCGACACATTGAGAGCTTGGTTGATCACAATAATATTGATTTGATTCATTTATTCTTTTTAGGATCGAATGACAAGATTGGCATCTATATTTGTCACTCATCACTTTCTTTTTCTTTCCTTTAATAAGTCACGCACCTTTCTATGATTGTGCAGTCCTTTTCTTTGATCTGGCAGAAGATTTCCCCAGACACCATCCAAACATTTGTATTCAATAGCGAATGCGAG